CAAGTCATATCTCAAGCGCTTCTCTTTGAGTCCTTGTCCCTTGTCGGGTGCATGAAGGAGAGAGATCACAGCCACAGACTTCAGTGTTGCTGGTGACTTCTCAGCTCCAATGACAATGGGATTGCCGTTCTCATCTTTGAACGCATAGTCAAAATTGATCTTCATGGTGGTTCTCCTTTTGTGGGAGTCTACACGCGCCGATCCACAAAAGTGAAGAGATCCGGTCTGTTCAGAACAACTTGATGGATGTCTTCTGGAGAACACTCATCCTGTCCCAAGTGAGAGAAGGCTGTCCTATACTCTCCACCCAAGAACATCAGAAAGATCCATTGAGTCTCTGAGCATATTGTTCCCGATGGGAACCAGTTCTGTGAGAGATCCATCCCAAGCTTCCGCAAGATTGCTCTCACCGCAAACCACGGGATCTGAAGGAAGCCATAGAGTTCCCCGGCTTGTGTCTGATATGTCAAACGACACGCCATGTCGATTGCTTCAGGTGTTGCCTGAGTTGGCCGCCACACTTCCCAATAGTCAGCTTGCTTCTCAATGTATTCCTTTTGAAAAGGAACCAACTGAACCTTGAGATCAGCTTCCAAGACCGAGATCTCACCCAAGACTTCTGGTGTCACAAAGAAGCAATGGGACCAAAGAGATCTGGTGAACCACCTGACAGCCTTGGGATAGAAGCCCTTGCGCTTCCCACCAAAGCCAATGTCACCGGGTTGAACATTCATGCCATTCTTCCAAAAATGAAGTCCACATACACTTTTGTTGCGGCTGACGCCTTGAAGTATAGCTCAATATATAAACCAGCCAAAGCTTCCCCATAGAACCCCATGGGATCCACTTCAATCTCTCCCCCTGCTTGTGGCGCGGGATACATGAACCATCCTTGATTGGCTTCATCAAGTGTTTCGTCATGATACTCAGCAATCACCGTGTGAGATCCAAAGCCCAAGATGTCATCCACATCCACAATCTGGATCTTCTCAACAGCATCACCAAAGGCGAAGACATCCGTGAAGGCATATCCCCCACCAATGAACACCTTGTCCACACCAACAACCCCTGGGAGCTTGAAAGACACTTCAGCCTCACCAGAGACAAAGGTTGCTTCAGCGCGTGACATCTTCAGTCTGATGTCATCACGCTCAAAACGAGTCTGTGCTTTTGAAATAAGAGAAGCGTTGAACATATCTGAAATTGCCGTGTATTCAGCAAAATCAGCGCTTCCACTTTCAAGATATGTCTTCAGGATCAAGCCTTCATGTGACATGAAAAGACTCTTCCCGTTTGGCTCATCAACAGCAATTGGGTTTGCTGTCCCAGTATCGAGAAGCGCTTTGAACAAACCCCAACTAATTTCAATCATGGTTCACCCCACACAATTGAAGCGTTTGCGTCAACCGTTCCGTTGGTTGCTTTTGCCGCGATTGAGAGCACATCGTCATTGCTCATGATGATGTCGAGATCATCAAGGCTGATTGCAATGTTTGAACTCTTTGACAATGCGATTGCATACACAAGTTCACCACCGGACACGGTTCCACCAGTACTTGTTGCTATGATTGGAACGTCTTCATCAACACTTTCCCATTGTGTTTCAGCGCTGAAGGTTGGGTTCAATCGAACCTCAAAAAATACAGGCTTGGTTGCTTCAGAAGAAGCTGTCAGCTCATACATTTTTTGGTCTGTGATGTGAAGTCTGTCGTTTGCCAAAGATGTTTTTTTGATTGCAAGCACATTGGTCAGTGTTGTTCCAATGCCGCTTTGCGCTCCAGATACAGAGTGAACTTTACTCGGGAACTCATCTTGGTTCTCCCAAAAACCAGCCATGGAAGCTGTATATGTTGAGACGTTGGTTGTTGATCCAAGAGAAGCGGCAATGATCCCAAGTTTGAACTCTGGAAGATCAGTGTGCGGTCTTGTGTTGGCGTTCGCATATTGGATCTCATGCACCAATTCAAAAGCTCCAATGTTTGGGTTCTCAACATAGAACTTCAAACAACCATAGCCAAGATACTGAAATTGGACTTGAAAGACGTTCCCCTTGGATGGATCAAGAATGAAGTCTCCATTCAAAAGCGTCTTCTTGTTCCATGTGCTCTGTGGGATGTGATTGTCTGTCTCAGTTGCTCCAGCATATGTCTGAGCGAAAGTTCCAGTGAACCCACCAGTGGATGTGACTGAGTATGTCCCGGTTTTTGCTCCCGTGGATTTTGCTTCAAAAACGACAGTTGAGCCTATGTTGTAGACAATCCAACCAGTGAAAGAAGTTGCGGCTATCTGAAAAGCGTTGTGCGCGGCTGTTCCATTGGTCACAGAGAGAGATGTTGCGGATCCATTCAATGTAACAGTCAAAGTCTGGTTGCTGTTTGCTGGGTTGGTGATTGTGAGAGTTCTCATCTCAGGTCTTCCACCAGACTTGTGCAATATTCCAAACGTGGTTCCGTTGTATCCAAAAGAGAGTTCATTCCCAATATTCATCAAACCAACTCTTTGGATTGCATTGGCGGCTGGAGCCGAGAATCTTCCCGTGAACCTTACAAGAGATCCAATCCCCGGCTTGTATGACAAGACTTTCTTGGATCTCAAAACACCATATCCACCAACACTTGTCCCAGAAGACACTCCAAACTCTCTTCCAGGTGCGTTGTCCACTGCACCAGCAAAAGAAGCTGTTCCACTTGTATATGTCTCAAACAAGCGTTCCTCCAATCCACGGACTGGAGACACCAAAACATATGGTCTTAATTGAGCGACATTGAGAGCACCAAAGGCTGTCTTGGTGAGATTGACTTCTTCAACATTGGAGAGTTCACTCATTCCCATTTGTCACCTCAGTCTTTGGCTTTGGCGGAAAGAGAGTTGCTTCCATCTTTCTTGGAAGGTTCTCAGCCCAAGCAAAAAAACCGCCCATTCTCTGGAGCGCTTCTCCTTGAACTGAGAACTTCCCTTTCTTGACCAAAGCAAGGAAGGCTTTGAATGTCTCAATGTCTGATCTGGTCAAGCCTTCCACTTTCATCCCCTAATTATGCGGCGAACTGAGCCACACGGACATCAACCGTTCCCGATGCAGCAACAGCATAGATTGCCGCGCCATCAGACAAGATCTGCTCCCAGCTTTGTCCTTTGGGGATCTTGAACCCATTGCTCGTGGTCACTCCAGTGGATTGCCGCACATATAGATCTTGGGAAGAAAGGTTCTGGATCTCAACGCGGAGTCTTCCAGTCAAAGGGCTTGCGGCGATCTGACTTTCAGTGGTGGTCACGTTCTGTTGCGTCACAGTCCAGGTGTCATATCCACCTTCAAGCGTGGTGATCGTCGATCCGGACACATCCACTTTGTCATCGGCAAAAACGAGATTGCGGATGTCCAAATTGGATGCCGAGATCACCCAAGGAGAAGTCCCTTGAGTCACGTTCACATCACCAGTGATGGACACACTCGATCCAGAGACATCCACTTGATCCGTTGCAAATGCGAGAGAGCGGATGTCCAACGCGGTTGCTTCTACAATCGCGCCGATCTTTCCAGCTGCATCAATTGCAAGCTCTTGCCCACCAGAGTCTTTGATCACAATGCTGTGAATAGTGTAGTCAATCGTGTTTAAATTGATCATTGGTCATCTCCCTATGTCCAAGCCAAAAGTTCTGCTGTTTGAGCCGCGAGATTGCTGCTCAGATAGATTGTAGCACCATCAAGGCTGAGGTTCTCTTCAGTGAAAGAGCACCCACCAGGAATGGTGATCCAGTTCAATGCAGTGTCACCAGCAACAAAAGCAATCTTCAGCTCACCCATTCCACGGAGCTTCACCGTCAATTTTTTTGTCTTGTCTGGAAGCGCTTGGAGATACTCTGTCCCAGCAGAAGCCATGGAGACATTGAAGATGAAAGGGTTCTCACACTGGATCGGTCTTATGCGGGCTGTAGTTGTTGCATTACTCATTCAGTCACCTAATAAGTATACACCGCATCGAGAACCTGTGACGCTGTCGGAGCCGTGGTCATAGTGATCACATTGGAAACAAGTGTATAGTGAACACCCTGAGTCTGGAAGCTTCCATTCAGATATAAGTAAAACGCTCCGGGATCGGCGGGGATCTGAGAGGTGGTGAAGATTGTGTTCACTCCATCATAGGTTCCAACAATCTGCTCTTGAGTATTGGTCACGGAAGTTCCCCCAGCAGCATTGGAAGCAATCTCCAAAATCTTGAAGAGAGCGGTCAAACCAGTTGGTGTGATGAGATAGAAGGCGTTTGCATCACTCAGATCCAAGTGAAAGTCTTCACCGGGACCAACATCCCATCCACCAGTTGACGCATTGTCCGCTGTCACAAGGGGAGAAGCTCCAACATACATGGTCACAACGGGATCCATGTTCCGGATTGAGAGAGAAAAGCGGTTGTTGAGTGGTATCGGCAATGGATCGGATGCAACATCAGTTGCTGTTCCGACAGTGATCTTGAATGGTCCGGTGGGAGCCGCTACACCAGCAGATCCCGAGATGACCACTGGATTGGTTGCGTCATTGTCAATTGTGGAGATGGTGTGAACAGCGGTCTGTCCAGAAGCCTTCTCCCCAAACTTGTCCCGCTCCCGGTCATTCAGCTGTTGTTTGAGTGTCACGCTGTCCCCCGAGATAAAAACCCACCCACTCCCCCAGAACCACCAAGAGAAGAGTGGGTGTCAAAAACCCTTCAAGAGTCTTTAGAACTTTTGAACTTCAAACATGAAGTCAATCTCACCAGCGGTGAGAGCGGCAACGGCAATGTCCATCTTCACAATGTCACCCGAAGCCAATACATGGGAAGCGTCTTGAGCTGCACCAAAGATCACAGCGTTGGCGGTGAGCGATGCAACAGCCGTTGCAGCAACCAAACCAGCCAAGTCACCAGTCTTTCCACAGGATACCGTGGCCAAACCACCAGAGGTGCAAGTGGTCTTCACAGCCATTTTTGCACTCTCAATGATCATCTTGTCACCAGCGGTGAAAAGGTTCAGAGCGCCAACGGCTCCAGCGTCATCCGAAAAGTTGTATTTCACGCGGAACACTTCACGCTCTTTGCCCCATGCGTTCACGGTTCCTTTGTATGCCTTAACTGCTGCCATAAATTATTTCCCTTTCTTTTGAACTTTCTTGATTTTGCCCTGAACTCTCACCCACGCAAAGTGAGTTGAGCCTTGAGCATAGATTGCAATGATCTGAATGGGATGCTTGATCTGTTTGATCTGTTCAAGCAACCGTTCAGCTGACAGCGCTTGGAGATAATCCAAGGTGTCAGCTGAATAATTGAGTTGAGCAAACGGGATCTCAACATCTTCAGTTTTGACTTCGTTTGCTCTCTCAGACATTAAGCACTCGGATCAAGAGAAGCACCTTGCGTCACATAGATGTGCTTCACGTTGCCATTGATGTTCAGCTTGGCACCAAAGATCATGTCAACGCTGATCTTGTAGCCAAACTTCCCGGTGGGGTGCAGATCCGACACTTTGAATTGAGCGGCTTTCTGCATCACCATGAGCATGAAGTCAGGGTGGAAGAAAAGACCTTTTGCGGAAACGCGGCTGTTGTCTTCAAGAAGGTTGAAGCCAAAACGCTTGTTCACAATCTGACCACCAACAACGGGAGTCTCACCACCAACATAGTCTTGGGAAGTGATGGTCTGAGCACCAAGCAGATCGCCATAATAGTCAGGGTTCAAAAGACCATACCAGCGGCCATCTTGTGCCCACTTTGCTTTTGCAGCAAGCTTGCGCACATCAACAAGGTCCGAAGCAGCAAGGGAAGCTTTGCCCGTGATCAAGTGATCAGGCGAAGCGGTGGAAGGGCTGATCTGACTCCACAGATAGTCGTTCACTTGTTTTGCAACAGCGAACATCAGGGAGTTCCGCATCTCGGATTGTCCTTCCGGAGCGCCAAGCTGGGATTGCAACTCAGCAAGCTCAGTCACATCATAAGATGCAACAGCTCTCTTGTTGGCTTGCACATCAACCTTGCTCCAAGACATTGCTTCAGAGTCAAAGGTGTCAGCGTCTACACCAACGGTGCGGAGCTGACCAGTTGCAGCTTGAAGCATCGACACGCGAACCGTGTCACCTTGAGCGCCGATTGCACCTTCGTAATCCTTGGATACCAAGGAACCAAGAAGAAGTTGCTCACGGAGTTCCTTTACGAAAAGGTTGCTCCAAGCCATTTGGATCTGTTGCTGGACTTCTGCGACAGTTGTCAAAGCCATGTTCTCTCTCCCCCATCAGCCGGGATCATTCCCAGCTCTGAAATTATTTAAGCCGCCCCGCTTCCAACATCTTTGGAAGAAGTTTGCGCTGTTGAGCCGCTGGGAGCTTTTGCCACTCTTCAAGAGTGGGAAGCTTCTCTCCCGCACCTTTTGAAGCATCGGTTGGAAGTCCCCCGTTCACCTGATCCCTTTGGATTGCAAAGGCGAACTCTTGCTCAAAGAACTGAGCTGCGGCTTTTGCGCTCTGTTCTTCTGGAACCCCATTCTCATCAAGAGTCACCATGTCAACTGGAAGGAGAGTGTGGATCTTGTGTGGAACAACGCCATTGATGTTCTTCAACACAGCGGCTTTCTTCCTTGCGTCTTGGATCTCCTTCAGGATTGCGGTCTTTTCATCCCGCTCCCGTTGAAGTTCCTGGTCACGCTGCTCAAGCAACTTCTTGTAGTTGCCTTGAGACTCAAGTTCCTTGCGCTCTCGATCTTGGCGCTCTTCTTCAAGCTTCCGCTTCTCTTCTTCAAGCTTCCGGAACTTCTCCTGAAGATCCTTCTTCTCACCTAGAAGTTTGCGGTGCGTCTCATAGCGCACAGTCTCTGGTGTTTTGTCTTCTTGATTGTCGATTGCCCCGCTGGGGTTCTCGTTTGCACCGCTGGTGCTGGTTGGTTCTGACATAGTATCTCCTTTTGTGTTGTGCAGAGTCAACTTGACTTCAAGATCTTTTGGATCAGCTTCCTGATCTCCCGCGCCAACCCTTCCTTCTCCGGCTTTGAAAGGTTCATGAACGGTCTTGCCTTGGACACGTATTGTCCCACCTCAAGATTGGTCAGTCCATCTTTCCTGTTGCCGGATAAACCAACAACCACTTCACCAACTTTTGCGCTGAGTGTTTTGATGGACTCAAGCATCTGACCAGTGAAAGTGAGATTGGACTTGGTTGGTCTTGTGAACTCGGAGAGCTTTGGCTTCTGATCTGGAACATAGGGAACAACCACACCCTCTTTAGTGGTGAAGAAGGCGATTTTTCCTTGTCGTTGCTTCTTGTATGAGTCCGACAATGGCTTGAGCGGTTGAGATGCTCCACCCTCTTGAGCCACTCCCCTTCCCAATCGAGTCCGCACCATTATACGCTCCGCAACATAGTCACCAAAAGCGCTCATGTTCTCTTTTGACTGAGCCTTCTTGAACGCGTCTTGGAGATCCTTCTCCAGTTTTTTGGAGTTCACATCAACTTTGAGCTTCACGCTTCATCCAAGTTTTGAAGTCCCAAGAGATCAGCAATCCTTCTGGACTCCGCGTCAATTGCCTTGGTTCTTTGAGTCTGAATATCGGCTTCACTCTTTGGTGTGTAGTTCTTCAAGATCTTGGAGAGTTCTTCTGGAGAGATCCCCAAGAAGTCCCGTGGTGGTGCAACAGGAGATGGGTTCCCATAGGTTCCCAAGATGTTCCCTTCAGCCTTCCCACGTTCTGGACTTGATGCCCTATATCCAATTTCAGTCTTTGGACCGTTGCGCAAGAGTTCAATGCTGTCCAGCATATCGCCTGAAAGGGTGAGATTGACCTTGGAACTCTTCCCGCCAATCTTGAAGTCCAAGCTCTCTTTGTAGCTCTTGGAATATGGGGCAAAAGTGTTGCCTTCTTTGTCTTTGCCCTGCTTGGTTCTTGCCACAATCCGGTCAATCACTTCAGAAGCAATGGCTTCCCGTTGCGCTGGAGTGTAGTCGGAGAGATCAAGTGTGAACTTGAGATTGGTCCGGGCCATTGGGTTCCCCCATGCTTGGATCTTGTGATGTGTCTTGTGATGGATCCTGTGGGTTGTCCACTTGAACCACGGAAGTGTTGTCCCCTTCCATCATTGCCAATTCTTGATCCACTTGGTCTTCCGTGAGATCAGGATTGAGCTTCATGAACGCGGCTTTTTTGGACATCAAACCAAGATCTTTATATTCAACTTTCACTTCTTCCAAAATTTCTTTGCGCGTTTGCCACGATACCTGACCAGGAAAAATCACAGTATAGTCCAGATCCCTGGTGAACTGAGCCTTCTGCTCAAAGGAAGGAGAGCGGGACCATACTGGATGCATCTTGTATGCAATCAGCTCAAAGAGTTCCATCTCAGCGTCCACAAAGTATGGGATCTGCTTGAGCCTGTCTCCACTGGTGTCCATCTCATCAATCATCTTGGAGAGTCCGGAGAGAGCTGTCTCCACATCCACTCTTCCAACAGATCCCGGCCTGATCCCACGCGTTTGGAGCCATAGCGCCAATTGCTCAAGAGCCGCGTTGATTGCTTTGTCTGAGTCCAGATCAGGCTTCACGGTCCCGATTGATGGTGGGGATCCTGGATTGTTTGGATCACTCTTCAAGGAGACAAACAAGTTGGGATTGATGGGGATGTTGTCTTGATCCACATTGATCCCATACCAGATCGAGAAGGCTTGGAACATCACAGCATAGTTCACATCAGTGAACAGAACAGGAAGAAGTGTGGTCATCCGATACATGTCGGAGTCTGGAGCTGGATTGACCTTTGTCTTGGACTTGTTCACATAGACAAACGGGATCTCACCATAAGGGTTCACAGGCTGAAGATTTTTTGCCGCCATGAACTGGTCTTGAACTTCCCCATCATCCGTGATCACAAGGAACTCTGTGTCCGTGTAGCAGAACAAAAGTTGCTTCTCCACGGGATCCCCGTCTTTGTCATATCCTGCAATCTTCCCCATGACTTTGATGAAGTGAGTCACTCGGAGTGGATCAATGGGATCCGTTGCCATGACAAAGAAGCGGTCAAAAGGGATCTCTCTCAGCTTGGGTTCAAACTCATAGTCCATGTATGGTTCCCAAGCTGAAGCTTTGTTCAGGTTGAAGTATTCATTCAATCTCTGTCCAGATTGATCAATGGACATCTCATCCAGATACCAGCTCCACATGGCTTTGTCCGTGTCCGTTGCCATGTCTCCAAGCTTCCGCATAGGCGGCTTCACATAGATCATGGACAGCTTGTCAATGACACGCTTCTGAATGTTGATTGGTGGGATCCGTTTTTTTGCCACTTCAAAAGCATTGTTGGAGAGCTGACACTTCAACTCAGCTTCAATGAACTTGAGAAGCTCCCCTTCTTGGATCTCCAAGAGGTTTTGGTTCTGAGCCAAGGTGTTTTTTGTCTCATGATACTTTGCAGCAATAAGGTCTGCTTGTTCTCTTAAGCTCATCTCTGGTGAACCTCAGTTCTGTTTTTGCGTTGAAGGTTGTTCTCATACACCAAATCATAGCCAGCGCTTGTGGTGATATGTTGAAAGAACTTTGTGTCATCTTCCACATATTGAGCACCCGGTCTGAGCTTGACCTGCTTGAAGCCCTCACGGAGAACTTTTGCTTCAGGATACACCTTCACCCGGACCTGACCAAGATCATTGAGAAGCCATGCGTTCACCACATTGTGTCTTGTTCTTATGGGGGGATTGGACAAGGGAACTTGTTGAAGGAACATGATCCTGGATCCATCTTTCCGGACACGCTTGGTGAGCCAATCTCTGATCAACTCATAGTCTGAAAGATTGTTCCGTGTATCTCTTGCGGAGCCTGTTGCATCTCCCCGGATGTAGTACATGGTTGGAGTGTCAAACAGTCCCCGATCCCATGCGTCTTCAAGAGCGTTCAGGGTTCTTGCACCCTCAATCACCACTTCATTAAAGAAGTGTTTGATCCCGTTCTTCATTTGACTGAAAGAGACAGACAATGGCTTCCCAACACCAATGTTGAAGTCAAAGCTCATGACAATTGGAAGAAGACGGTCAACCACATAGGACTCTGAAGGCTCATGAAGCTCTGGGTTAAATTGATGGTAAACACCCTCTTTGGCGATTGAGAGCCATCTTCCATGGATCATGCGTTCAGCCATTTTGGGATCCAAGTCCCGCAAGAGCTGTTCTCTGTAGAAAGAAGGAAGGAACGGGTTGTCTGTGGTGACTGAATACACCACCCGGCGGTTCATGGTTGGATTGCCGATGAAATACTCATGCACCCAATGATCTGGTTCATCCGGGTTGGTTGCGGCAATGAAGAGCTGTTCTGGAACGTGTGGGAGCCTTCCCACGCGTTGCCTGAGTTCCGTGACCGCGCTCTTGTCCTTGATCTCGTTCTCCGTGAGTTCTTCCACGGCAAGAAGAGACAGAGCCAAGGATCTCCCCTTCTTGTCTTTGCGATCAGCCCAAGACCTTCCCACGATCTCGGAGCCGTTCTTGAACTTGATCAGGATCGGAGACTCCCTGATCTTGTAGTCCTTCCCCTCAACCAGTGATTGATCGTTCCGAAGGTGCTCACAGATCGCTTGAAAGAGGGTTCCCCTGAGATCCGGCATTGCCCGCCTTCCGATGGCCGCTCTTGCCTTGGGATACAGGAGACAGTGAGTCACAACAACATGAGCCAACCAGATAGACTTGGCTGATCCAAGAGCCCCTGACAGAAGAACTTCCAGCACCCCTTTGCTGTAGTCATATCCTCCACCACGGATGAGCTTGAGCGCGTCAAGCTG